CTAGCCTAACGGCTAGCCCAAACCAAACCAATCACCAAAATCCGCGCCAAACCCTGCAAACCAAAGGGTTAGGCTCTCGGGGTTACACTCTCTTTTGGCGTGCTCGCATTGTGCGGCCGCGCAAGGTGTTCCACGTGGAACAGGTCCATGCCTAGCAGGTACGCAATAGGTCCGCAGCCGGACAAGCGCTAGCGTAACGCATTGATATCATTCAATCATTCGCGATCTATGCACTTACTATGAATAAGAGCAATGCGATTGGCAGGCCGGGCAACCCTCCTCTTTTTGGCTGGCAGATCGCGTTTGGCCCCCCACCCATGCCCCGCTCGATCAGAACCGGAGCCGGGGAGGTCCCCCCGTTCGCAACGCCCTTTTCAGACCACAGGTTCATTCGTCACAATTCGTGATTTGCCTCGGACGAAAAACCATGGATGAGTGTCCTGGACGGTATTCTTAATAGCGTCCAGGACGGTATTTTGGAGGGTCTCGTGGGAGACAATTTCAAGGCTCATGATGCTAAGTACGGGCCCAAGCTGGATGACTCTCAGAGGAGTGGGGAGACTGAGATGCAGCGGCGGTATCGAGAGGCCGAGGATCGGGAGCGTATGCGGGTCATGGATGAGCGGGAGGCGCGGCGTGTAGCCAGGGAGGTTCTTCCGGAGGCGCGATCTGAGCCTGAGCCTGGGGCGGCCAGGATTGCCCCTTCGAAGGCTAAGACTGGCCGGGGTCGGGGGCGGCCGCGGAAGGAGGGGGTGAGGCCTTGGGAGGCTGAGGGGATCTCGCGGACGGCGTGGTATCAGAGACGGAAGGGAGGCGCGACATGAGCGAGGAATCTGAGGCTGCTATGGCGAGGTCGAGGGAGGAGATTCGGGCCTATGACCGGCAGCGCAAGCGGATTGAGAAGGAACGGGCGGCCGCGCGGGCTGATCCAAGGCAGATGAGCTTGGAGGTGGATGTGCCCCCAACCCGGCGTCAGTGGCGAGAAATCGAGCGCCAAGAGCGGGAGTTCCATGCCGACGTTCGGTCGTTCATGGCTAAGGGCATGAGCTTCGACGAGGCCTGGGTCGCCGCCGGAGGGATGGTCTTCTCCAAAGACAGGAGCCCTGAGGAGGCCAACGACAATATGACCTTGCGTGAGCAGTTGGAGGAGTCCGTTCTTGAGACGTCCCATGAACAGGAGGAAGAATGACCGAGGAAGCGAAATTCACCGAGCAACAAGCCATCGTCGTCGGCGGCGTCACCGCTGCCTTCACCATGTGCGGGCTGGATTATGTCATCATCACCCAGAACGGAACCGGCGACGTCGGCCTGTTGTCCTCGTTCCAGGCGGATCGTGTGGCCGGGCTCTTGATCGAGGCGCTGGAACAGATGGGCGTTATGCCGAAGGAACCGGTACAATGATGGACCAGAAGTTCTGGCCAGACGACCTGATGCGGGACGCGCTTATGGAGATCATCGCCGGCGCAGCCGAACTGAGGCAAATGATGGGCGAGCTCGAACAGCGCATCATTCACCTTAGAGAACGCGTGGAGAAACTGGAGGCGAAGAATGCTCGATGGCATGGCGGAGCTCCTGAAACAGGCCCGGTCCTGGGTGGGCCTGACCGCAATCATCGCCCCGAACGCTGAGGAAGCCGTCTGCTTTCAGACCGCGTCGCATGAACTGCGCCGGCGGATTGACGACGCTCTCGCGGAATATGCCGTATCGAAGGCCCTCGAGGAGATCCCATGACCACGCCCCATCCACTGACCTCCTATCAGGACAAAATCCTCAACATGGCGGTTCAGGCGCTGAATGAAGCGAATATTACCTTCATGATGATCGCCGGCACCTCTGATAATCCAACTGTGGTCATGAGCAATGCCGACGTCGACCAAGAGACCCTGGTGAAGATCTTCGATCGGGTGTTTGAGGAGCTTGGCTGTATCCATACCCTGCAATGACCCACGAACCTGCCAGGAGAGCCGAGCCGTATATCCGCTTCACTCAGTGGAAACGGCCCTGGCATGCGTCCAGCCTCTCCGGCGGGTTCGGGAATTATGACTTCGAGTATGAATGGGCCTTATGCGAGCAACTCAGACGCGGCGACCGGGTGTCGATCCAGGCGCTCAAGAATGAGGAATGGATCGGTCACGCCTATGGCGTCGATCAAGACGAATGGCAGACCAGGGATGACGCTGTCTCCAAGAAGGATGACCGGTTCACCGAGGCGTTCCTCACCCACGAGGACATCGAAAGGCGGATCAAACGCCGCGCCGAGATCAAAAACGCCTACGACGCCAATATGCGCGTCACGCGCGAGATGCTGGCCAAGGAGAAAGCCGAACGGAAGGCCTGGGAAGCCAAATACGCCGCGATGCGCGCCGCTGAGCGGGCCGAACGAGCCAAGGCCGAAGAGGCCTACCAAGCCAAGATGGTCGAGAAGAGGCGCAAACAGGCCGAGCAGGATCGGTTGTGGCGCGAGGAGGAGAATCGGCAATATGTAGAGCGCGCTCGACGCAGCGAGGAACGTTATAAGGAGCAATTGGAAGCCTATCGCCTTCGCCAGGAGGAAGATCGTAACCGTCAACGGAATGAGGAACTGGCCCGACGTGAGCGCGCTCGAGAGGTCGTCGAGATCCAGAAGGCCAGATTCGAAGCCGAGGATGAGGTCAGCCAGATCATGAAAAACAAATGGCAATGCACCAAATGCCGATCTCTCAATGTCAGCATCCGCAATGAGGAAGAGGGCTATTTCCTTAAATGCCACGGTTGCGATACGATCGCCAAGGGCAACCACGCAACCTTGATCGCTATGGTGAAGAGAGGAATGGGCCTATGACCAACGTCATCCCTTTTGACGCCGAGCTCGACGAGGACATGGTGGAGAACCTGATCTTCGAACATGAAGGCGACATCGGCGCGATGGCCAAGGCCATCCATGTGCGCAGCGATCGGCTGAGGGCGTTCTGTCTGGCCAGCGCCAGACTGCGCAAGGCCCAGGACGAGATCTACGAGCTCTGCGTCGATGAATCGATCGGCGTGCTCCGGCGGCTGTTGAAGTCGGAGTCTATGCAAAATCAGTTCTACGCCGCCAAGGAATGGCTGAGATCGAATGCCGGCAAACGCCGCGGGTTCGGTCAAGACGGATTCCAGCCATCGATCGAGGTCAAGGCTGGATCGCACACCATCGCCATCAAATGGCTCGACCCCGACACCACCCCAGAACCCAAAACCATCGAAGGGGACCTCGGATGACCCTCGACATCGCCGGCAAGATCCATTGGCCAATCCAGATTGGCGACATCGTCAGTTACGAGGACGCCTATGAGACTTTGTTCGAGCTTTCGGATAGAGAATTGGACTTAAGCTTCTGGGATGAAGAGGGTTCGACCAAGACCACAGAGCCGAATATTGCAATTCTGAACGAGCATGGCGGCCCACCGAATGCCTTCTTTTTCGCCCCCTTAAGAAGCCTGCTCGCCAAGGCGCTGGTGATAGGGTTGGAGGACGACAAAGAGGGCGATCTGCGCGTCGATATGATCCATCGACTTTTGAAAGCCCTGGATGGATAACCCCCAAACCGCAGACGCGGAATCAATCCAGGTCCAGTATCGGCCTCGGAAGCACTTCCTGGCCCTCCATGCCTCCCAGAAGCGATGGATCTTCTGCTGCGCCCATCGAAGAGCCGGGAAGACCGTTGCGCTCGCCAATCATCTGATCAGGGCGGCGGGTCGGAATGGGCGGGTCTGGCCGCCTCCGAGATACGGATACGTCGGCCCATCGTTTGAGCAAGCCAAAGACCTCGTCTGGGGCTATTTGAAGCAGTACACGGAGGCGATCCCAGGTGTCCGAACTCTCGAAGGCGAACTTTCTTGCACGCTGCCAACAGGCGCTAGCGTCAAGCTCTATGGCGGAGCTGCTGCGTACGAACGGATGCGCGGTCTCTATTTCGATGGAATCGTCCTTGACGAGTACCCTCTGCTTAATCCAGCTGTACTCTCGACCGTGGTACGACCCTGCCTCGCTGATTACGGCGGTTTCGGCATCGTCTCCGGAACGAGCAATGGAGATGATCACTTCAACGCTCTCAGAATGCGAACGGAAGACGATCCACGTTGGGACCAGTTCATCATCCCCTTAAGCGCGACCGGCGAGGAGGCTCTCTCTAAGGAGGAATCGGTCGAGCTCACCCAGGACATGACCCCGGAAGAGTACGCCCGCGAGATGGAGTGCTCATTCGACGCCCCGATCGAAGGATCATACTACGGCGAAGCCCTCAATAAGCTCGCCCTTCAAGGCCGCATCGGGGCCGTGCCTATCGACCTTTCAAGCCCCGTGATCACAGCCTGGGACCTGGGAATCCACGACTATTGCTGCATTTGGCTCTATCAAATCGCCGGGCGAGAGATTCACTTTGTCGACTACATCCAGAACACCGGTAAGGGTTTGGACTTCTATGCGGAGATCCTGAGACGAAAGGCGACCGAGGGCGGCTTTGTCTATAAATGCCACTGCCTGCCTCATGACATCGACGCGCGCGAGATCTCCTCCGGCAACACCAGGCGCATCTATCTCGAAGAGCAGCTTCAGGAACCGATCATCACCGCCCCATTCACCTCGCCAGAGGATGGCATCGCCGCCGCTCGCACACTTCTAGGCCTGTGCTTCTTTGACGCTCGCACGTGCAAGAAGGGGCTGAGCATGCTGAGGGGGTATCGCAGGGGCAAGTCCGGCCGCCCGGTCCACGACCCTGAGCCCTACTCGCACGGCGCAGACGCCTTCCGCACCTTTGCCACCTCATTCTCCATGGTCGGAGGCTTCGCCCACCGGACATTCGGTCGTGGCCCTTTACGCCGACGCATTCGAGGCATAATCTAATTGATGTTCGGGCCCGGCATTCTCGGATTCGCCGGGGAACCCGACGACTCGCCGGCCTCATAACTTCAGCCCCAGCCCGTGAGGCCGGCGTTTTTCATGAGATTTGACCTCCGTTCCCCTTTTGAGGTAATTTTGTTCCCGGTTTCGATCGGGGACGCCTCTTGTTCAATAAGAAGATTTATTTCGACAAGGTGCGCGCGAGCCTGTTCTCCGGCAACCTGACCCAACAGCAGGTCGATGGACAGGAGGATATTCTCCTCGTTTGGGACATGCTCAAAGCGACCGATCTCCGTCGCCTCGCCTACATGCTGGCCACTGCCTACCACGAGACATCACAGCAAATGTGGCCAATCGAGGAGTACGGCAAAGGGTCAGGCCAGCCCTACGGCGCCATCGATCCAGAAACCCAACAGGCTTATTACGGCCGCGGCTACGTGCAACTGACCTGGAAAGAGAATTATCAACGCGGGACTGATGAACTAGAGCTGACCGGCGAGGACGATCTCGTTCAGCATCCTTCGAAGGCCCTCGATCCGATCATAGCCGCCAAGATCATGTATCTAGGCATGCATGAAGGATGGTTCCGGTCGGACGACAAGGGGCCTGAAACCCTGCCCAGGTACTTCTCCAAAACGGTTGAGGATCCGTACGAAGCCCGCGAGATCATCAACGGCGACAAGCACATTTATCCGTCTTGGGACACCCATCGCACCATCGGGTATTTGATTTGCACCTATTATGATAAGTTCCTCGACGCTGTGGTGGCGGCTTATCAGCAGCCAAAACGCAAGCGTAAGGTTCGGCGCTGATGGCAGTCGAACAGCTATTCGACACATTCAAAGAGGGCGATCGCCAGGGCTACTCCCGCTCCGGTTATGACCCGTCCGATCCGGAGAGCTACGAGCCGTTCATCCAAGCGATGATCAAAGACTCCAAGGATTACGAAGGCTCAGTCCTAGCGCCGGCGCGCGACACCGCCCAGAAATATTATTACGGGATGCTGCCGAGCTTAAACCCGGATGGCACGCCCTACTCCGACACTCAAATCATCCAGGATCCAACCGCGACCTACGAGCAGATTCTCGGCGGGGATGAGGAGAGCGCGTACAAGTCGCAGTATGTGTCCTCAGACGTGCGCGACGCGGTCATGCTGATCATGCCATCGCTCATTCGCCTGTTTGGGGCCAGCGAGAATGTGGTCAATCTCGTCCCCAGAACCGAAGCCGACGTCCAGACTGCCGAACAACAAACCAATTACATTAATTACGTGTTCTGGCAGGACAATCCGGGTTTCTTGATTCTACACGGCGCGTTTAAGGACGCGATGACGGTCAAGACAGGCTTTGTCAAATGGTGGACGGACGATCACCGGGAGGTGCGGACCAAGACCTACGTCAACCTGCCGGCCGGCCAGATCAATGTGATCATGGGTCAGGATCAGACGGCCAAGATCGTTCATCTCGGCGACCTCGATAAGCGCACGCAGACTTACGACCAGGTCATGTTCACCTATGAGGTCGATAAACCCCTGATCAAGGTCGCTGGTGTGCCGCCGGAGGAGATGCGTCTCGACCGATACGCCCGGAGCTTCCAGACCTCGAGGATTGTCGGGCATCAACGCCTGGTGGCCGTCGAAGACCTGACCGCCATGGGTTACGACCGCGAACTCTGCCTCGAATACCTCCAAGGGCAGATGGTCAACGAATTCACGATGGAGAGCCAACTCCGCAATCCGGGGCGCAATATCTCCACTCGGGTCGGCGATGGAGTTCAATATGGTGAATTCTACATCAGAGTCGACAAAGACGGTGATGGCACGGCAGAGCTTCGATACATCTGCACCATGGGTGAAACGGCTCAGATCGTCCACGACGAGCCCGCTAACCGTATACGGTTCGCCGTATTTGGCGTCGATCCTCGGAGCCACACGATCGTTGGAGACAGCCTCGCGGACTACACCGAAGACATCCAAAAAATAAAGACCAACATGTGGCGCGGTGTCCTCGACAGTCTGGCCGAGAGCATCAATCCGAAAACGGTCATGAACGAGCTGACCACCAACGTCGACGACGCCATGAACGATGAGATTGGCGCCGTGATCCGGACCCGGGGTGACCCGCGCGCCGCGGTGAGCTTCGTTCAGATCCCATTCGCCGGCCAACAGGCTATGCCGGTCTTGGAAATGCTCAATGATCAGTTGCAGCGTCGTACGGGCCTGTCCGATGCGGCAAAGGGCCTCGATCCCAAGGCGCTCCAATCCAGCACTCAAATTGGGGTCGAGGCCGTCATCAACGGGCAGCAGGAGCGGATCGAGCTGATCGCGCGCGTGCTTGCCGAGACCGGGTTCAGGGACCTGTTCACAGGCCTCTATAACGAGATCTCCGAAGCCCCCAACCAGCGCCGAACGCTCCGCATCAACGGCAGTTGGACCGACGTCGACACAGGCTCATTCGATGCGTCGATGGGCGTGGAGGTGAATTCCACCCTCGGCAAGGGCTCGGACATGGTCCGGTACGGCACCTTGCAGCAGATCATCACCAAGCAGGAAATGATCATGCAGCAGTTCGGGCCAACCAACCCGATGGTGAGCCCGGTCGAATACATGAATTCCCTGACCGACCTATTGGCGCTGGCCAACATCAAGAACCCAGGCCGGTACTTCAAGCCGATCGATCCGCAAGTGCTCCAGCAGATGGCCGCGCAGCCGAAGGAGCCCGACGCAATGACGCTTGCCGCCAAGGCGCAGTACGAGAAAGTCAAAGCCGACACCGCCAAAGCCATCGCCGAGCAACAGCTCAAGTCTCAAAAGCAGCAGCAGGACGATCAGTTCCGCTACACGGCGTTGCACCAGAAGGCTGATTACGAGCAGCAAAAGATCGATGTCGAGCGGATGAAGGCTGGCGCGCCGTCGCAGAACCCAACCGATAACGATCTCGAAGCCCACAAGCTCGCCGTCGACGTGCACAAGGCTCATCTCGACGCGGCAATGCAGCAGAGGAAGATGCAACTCGACGCCGCCACCTCGGCAGCCGAGATCGACCAGAAGCGTGAGGCCGGCCAACAGCAAGCCGAGACCGCGCTCGCTACAGCCGCCATGAGGCCGCCTCCTGGACAAGGCCAAGGGGGGAATAAATGAATGACATCTCCAAGCTCTTCGAGCGCGCCGAGCAGGCCAGGGACCTCAAGAGTGACCCAGCCTATCAGTTCGCGACCGCAGCGCTGCAAGCCGAATGGTCGAATGAGATTCTACTGGATCAGACCGATGACGCCAGAAAGCTTAAGCTCATCGAGCGGATCAAGGCTCTGGAGGCCATCACCGCTCGATTGCAAATCCTCATGAACGATTACCACTATCGGCGGAGGGCCCATGCCTGACGCAATCGACGACGCCGCGCGCGCCTTCCAGACCGAAATTGCTCCTGGCGAACGTCCGAGGGGCGCGGATGGCCGCTTTGAGCGTATGCAGGAGAGCCGTTCGGCTCCCGAACCCATCTTCCAAGAACGGCGGATCGAAGGCGATCCTCTGACTGGAGACGTCCGTGACGGCGGCGAGGATCGACGCCTAGCGGAAATTGAGAGGAGAGTTGCAGATGGCCGGTCTGAGCAAGGGGATGCCGAAGAACTTAGCCAAGCGGCCGCCAAAACTCAAAGGCAGGGTCGCGAACGATCTATATCCGGACAAGGCGAGGAGCGCGATGCTGCCGCCGCCGACGAAGGACACGAGGGAACCGAGAATGTCGAGGCCCGGGTCGACGACCTGCCCAAGCCACAAGAGGCTGGGGGAGAAGGCGATCAAAGGCTAAAATTCAAGGTCACTACCCTCGAAGGCGAACCGGTCGAGAAGTTCGAGGTGACCGTCGATGGGCGCCCGGCTGAGGTGACGCTCGAGGAGGCCTTGGACGGGTACATCAAGGACGCCACGTTCAAGGTCCGGATCAGCCAGGTCGCCGATGCGCGCCGCGCTATCGAGACTCAGGCCGCCGAGGTAGGTCAATGGCGCGACGTCTATGTCCAGAGGCTCCAGGCGCTCGATCGAGAGCTCCAGGAGCTGACGCCGCCCGAGCCTGATTGGGATCGTGAGTTCGCGGCTGATCCGCGCTCGGCGCACGAGAAGCAGAAAGCCTATGCGCTAATTCACGGCAAGCGCCAGCAGATCGCCAACGAGATGAGTCGGGCGAACCAAGAGGCGAAGGCCGAATACGACCGTAACATACAGCAATATGCTGTTCATCAGTTTGAAGAGTTTGTCACGGATAATGGGTTCCGCGACAAAAAGGCTCTTGACGAAGACCTCAGTTTGATGCGTGAGTACGCAAAGAAGGAGGGGTTCTCAGAAGCCGAAACCGCCACGGTGTACGATAAGCGCATGCTTACCGTTTTACGTAAGGCGGCACTATACGATCGATTGATGGGTCAGAAGATCAAGCCCGTCATTACTGGCCAAGGTAGGACATTGATACCCGGAGTCGCTGCGCCCGTAGGGAATGCGACACGCCGACACATTGATGATGCCCAGACCAGACTTGCTCGTAGTGGCAGCGTTGAAGACGCCGCACTTGTCATGTCTAGGTTAATCAGATGAGGTATCACAATGCCAAAGGTTACAAACGCGTTCACCACATATCAGGCTGTGGGGAATAGGGAAGATCTCAGCAACGCCATCTACAACATCGATCCTTTCGACACACCGGTTATGTCTGCTATCCGCAGGCGTAACGTCAAGAACCGGATCTTTGATTGGCAGACCGAGTTCCTTCCTGTCGTCAATCTTAACAATGCCCAGTTCGAAGGCTTTCAACTCGCCAACAATCCGGCTCAGCCGACCATCCGCAACAACAACGTCACCCAGATCTCCGAGCGAGACGCCACGGTCTCCGGCACTCAGGAGGAGAGCGATGCGGCGGGCAAGGGCTCCGAAATGGCGCACCAGATGGCCTTGGCTTCCAAGGTCCTCAAAAGCGACATGGAGAGCATCCTTTGCTCGAGGCAGCCGCGTGTTACCGGTGACGACACCACGCCTACAGCGCGCAAGACAGAGGCTTTTGCGCATTGGCTTGGAAGGGCCGTCGACAAGAACTCGGTCGCTGCGGCCGCGGTTGCTCCTGGAACCGTCGTCACAGGTCTCCCGGTCCTTAGTACGGATGCGTTTGCGGCGATTGCTGCGGGCTCACAAATCCAAATCACCGAGGCCATGCTCGGCGCAGCGATGCAACAGAGCTATGTCAATGGTGGCTCGCCGACGCTCTGGATCGTGCCTCCAGGCCCCAAAAGGACCATTAGCACCTTCACCGGACGTTCAACTACGCAGGTCCTGGTTGGCAAGACGGAAGTGGTCTCGACGATCGACGTGATCGCGACCGACTTCGGCCGGATCAAGGTGGCTCCGAGCCGCTGGATACCGACCGATACCGGGCTCTTGATCGATCCGGACTATGCGGCCGTCGCGTTCTTCCGCGCCTTTCGACAGTATTTAATGGCCCGTGTGGGCGACGCGGAGACGCGTATGATCGTGGTCGAATGGGGGTTGGAGATGCGTAACCCGTTGGCCCACCTCCTCTTCAACGGAATAAAGCAATAGGACTTACGCATTTGAGTGTCGTGAGCATCCGCAGCTTGCGACACTCCCCCCTTTTAAATTCGAGGCACTAGCCGTGAGCCAGCATAAGCTCGTCTACCAGGACGCCAATGGAGTTCGCAGAACTAAAGTCTGGGACGACGAAGAGCCTGACAAATTCCACGTCTTTACTGAGCAGGATGTGGAGGAGATCCTCGACGGCGTCGCGCGCGATCGTGAGATCATGCTCAATACCGGCACTAACAAGTACATCGGCAAGGTGCCAGTGACTGTGGCCGAGCGCGCCGTGCATCAGCAATGGGACGAGAACGACTGGCGTAAATGGTGGAACGGACATGGCCCTGAAGACCTGCCAAATGGCCGCAATTTCCGGGTCTGGAGACCGGGAGCTTGGTTATGATCCACCCCTGGGCGTTCGCTCTCTCCATGGTGGCGCTCAACGGGGCTGGCGGCCAGACGGTCTACGTCAATCCACTCGAGATAACCGTCATCACCGGGCCGAGCGTGGTGCAATTAGCCGAGCACGTGCACTGCGTCGTCGGCCTGACCAACGGTAAGTTTGTTTCCACAGAGGATGATTGCGACACCGTCCAGGCCAAGATCCAACAGGCGGAGGGAAAGTGATGAGTACGGTCGGTTTGGTCCTCCTGGTTATCGTCATCCTCATCCTTCTCGGAGGCATTGGAGGCCCTGGTCTTGGAGCGCCCTGGGGGGTTGGGTATGGCGCTGGCTATTATGGGGTCGGAGGGATCGGCATCATTCTGATCATTCTTCTGATTCTACTGCTGCTGGGACGGATATGACTGATTTCTCCGACCTCAAAGCGCAGATTGCTGAATGGGCCAATCGCCAGGATTGGAGTGATCAGCTCGTCACGAGCTTCATTCGACAAGCCGAGCAGAAATTTAATGCCGAGCTCCGGGTCGATCGAATGATCCAGAACATCGAGGCTCCGATCATCAAGCGATGCGCGCCATTGCCCGACGACTGGCTGGAGATGGATATGGTCCGGATCCAGAACCCGAACGCCGCCGATGGCTTTATGCCGATCTACTACAAGCCACGGACCGAGTTCTACAATAAGCCGGATAAGTGGGCCTACGGGTCATACACCATCGAAGGCCGGCAAATCTATTTTGGGGGTACACCGGATAGCGTCAACGGTATTATCTTTAAACTCGTGTACTACGGCGAAGTTCCTGTTTTCTCCGATCAAATTTCATCCTGGATCTACACCAAGTATCCAAGTTTGTACCTGATGGCGGCGCTGATGCATGCGGATTTGCACGCGGTCGGCGAGGAGGTGACAGCGGCCGGCCTCAAAGCGCTGGTCGAGGACATGATTACCAAGCTGAATGCCGAGCACATGCGCGCCAAGGCTTCCAGCGCACGCCTCGTTCGCACCAGAATACGGAGCTTCGGGTGAAGATCAGGCTCAAGGCTCAACCGAAGGACGTCGTCGTTCCGTTTGATTCCGCGCCTCCTCTGCCGGCTTACGTGCCCTCGACCTATGGCGTCGGCTCGTATGGCATGAAGCTCTATAGTCAAGGGGCAGGCAAGCCGATCGCCGGATCTGGGTGGGTCAAATCGCAGCTCTGCCCAGACCCATCATGGGCCCCATCGGCGCTATGCAGCTTTGACGTCGTCATGCCGGCCAAGATTCACCCATCCATGGACTTCAGAAACTTCAGGAAGGCGGCCTGATGTCGACACCGACCGTCAATTACGGATGGTTGAAGCCCACGGTGGGTGGAGATGAGGACGCGTGGGGATCTCAGATCAACACGGACCTCGACGGCATCGATTCGACGGTCGCGAGCGTCTCCACGCTGGCCAACGGCAAGGTCTCTGAAGCGCCAATCGATAATAACATGTACGCGCGCCAGAACGGTCTGTGGCAGATCGTCGCTGGAGGGGGAGCGAGCGTCACCATCTCGGCCACGGCGCCCACCAACCCAAAAGCAGGCAATCTGTGGTGGGATAGCAACGGCGGTAATCTGTACATCTGGTACGTTTCGACGACCAGTTCGGCGTGGGTGGACGCGGTTGGTGGAGGCGCGGTGCCGATCACTCCGCCGGCCGGCTCTATCTGGGATGGTGGCGCGTCCATTTGGGATGGCGGCGCCTCTAATTGGGATGTCACATCATGACCTCGAACGTCGACCCAACAGTCCCCGTTTCAGGCTCGCCGACCACGGCGTCTGTGCGGAACAACTTCTCGATCGTAAAGTCCGAAATCTCGGCGCTCCAAGCTGGAGGCTCACAAGGACCCGCTGGTCCGCCGGCAAATATGACCGTTGGCTCAACGGCGACTGGGACGCCAGGCACGCCAGCCAACGTCACGATGAGCGGCACGGCTCCAAATTACACCCTGTTCTTCACGATTCCGCAGGGCGCTAATGGAGCGATCGGGCCGGCCCCGAACTTGAACGTAGGCTCGACGACGACGGGTGCGGCAGGGACGAGCGCGGCTGTCACCATCACCGGCAATAGCCCGACCTATTCGCTCAATTTCACCATCCCGCAAGGCATTCCAGGCTCAGTCGGGGCGACCGGACCTGCTCCCAACCTCATCGTCGGTTCGACCACCACGGGTGCGGCCGGCACCAACGCCAACGTCACCATCACCGGCACATCGCCGAACTACACACTGAATTTCACCATTCCGCAAGGTGCAGCAGGCTCGGCTTCGCCTCCGGGTTCGATCACCCTGACCGGCGATGTTGGCGGCACCGCGGCGGCTTCAGTCGTCCAGGCTCTTCGAGGCGTCAATCTCAGCGGCACCGCGCCGACCAACGGTCAGATCCTCACCTATTCGAGCTCTGGAGCCAATTGGGCCCCAGCTTCGCCGGCCTCTGTCAGCTCAGTCACCATGGGCGGAGATGTCACCGGCAATTCGACGACTGCGGTCGTGGCCAGGCTTCAGGGCATTCCAGTCGCCAATACCGCGCCATCGAACACCCAAGTCTTGACTTACAACGGCACAAACTGGGTAGGCGCGGCCGTTCCGAGCACTCCGCCAGTGACTTCAGTCACCATGGGCGGCGACGTTACTGGAAATTCGGCGACCTCAAAGGTCACGGCGATCCAGGGCATCGCGGTCGCTACGACTCTGCCTACGGTCAATCAGTTTTACGCTTACAACGGCACGAGCTGGGTTCCGACTAGTCCGGCCACGGCTGTGACTATGGGAGGAGACGTCAGTGGGTCCTCGTCAGCCGCAACCGTCGCTAAGCTCCAGGGCGTGCCAGTCGCCAATACTGCCCCGACGAACACCCAGGTACTGACTTTCAACGGCACAAACTGGGTTCCGGCGACCCCGGCTGGCGCAGTGACCTCCGTCACCATGGCCGGCGAAGTCAGCGGACCCTCGAATGCCTCGGTCATCGCATCGCTGATGGGTCAGCCTATAGGCACCGGGGGTTCGCAAAGGCCTACGACTACCAGTCCATGGGGCTATGTGGCGTGGAACTCGACCGTCGACCAGTGGGAATACGAGAGCGGTATGGACCCGCTCAACACGGTCTCATCGGCGGGCTCAACCCAGGCTGGGGCGAACTCCATTCCACAAGCGACTAGCGGTACGGGTGGCTTTATCGAGATTGCAGCTGGAGTTGGTGGCGGCGGCGTCAGATGGGACCCGCCTGGCCTTCAGACTGGGGCGAAGATCTTCCTTCGCAATTCGACACCCAACACCGTCTCTATCTATCCGCCGACCGGCGGCACCATCAACAGCCAAGCCGCAAATGCGCCCATCTCTCTATTGCCCAACACGACAGCCTTGCTGCTGGGGTTCTCGTCCTCTCGCATAATCACGGTGCCATAATGCGCAAACTCCTTCTTCTCGCCGCGGCGCTCGCGCTCATTCCGGATTTGGCATGGGCGCAATCTGCCGCGATGAGGCCAGTTCCGCCCCGAATCATCGGCGGCACCGCGACGTCAGACACTGCCGCAGGCGTCGATTATGGCGCGTGGCTGGTCTGGAAGAGCACTGCGGCCGGCACCAAGACCCAAACCCTTCCAGGTTGCGGCGCGGCAGTGAATGGGCTTGGCATTGGCGTCGCGGACGGTCAGGGCAATGCGGCGACGAACAACATTTCCATCGCTCCGGCAGGCTCGAACACCATCAACGGAGCGGCGACCCCGATTCCGATCAATACCAATCGCGGCACGGCTCAGTTCGTCTGCGACGGGACCGGGACCAATTGGATCTTGGTGACCAGCGGCGGCGGCGGCGGCACCACTTCGTCAGTTACCATGGGCGGAGATGTCACCGGCAATTCGGCGACTGCGACAGTTGTCAAATTACAAGGCGTTCCGGTTTCTAGTACGGCTCCGAGCGCGAACCAAGTTCTATCCTTCGTCAGCCCCAACTGGGTTCCAAGCAGCCCGGCGGTCACCGTCACCACCTCTTGCCCTTCGACCTCGCAAACCGCTTCGACCATTAACCTACTGACCGGGACTGTCAGCAATACCGTGGCGGCGAATTATACGATTGTCGCTGCGGATTGTAGGAAGGTGCTTGGTGTAGCCGCGGGCCCGGTGAAGCTTCCGGTGGTCGCGGGTTTAGTCGCCAATTTCGGCGTCTCAATCGTCAACACCAATGGCACCGGCGGCGCGAGCATAGCGGTTCAAACGACTGATAGCTCAAACATTGCCGCGGGCGGCACGATCGGCACCTCGATCACCCTCGTGCCCGGCGCGTCTATGTACGCTCTGCTGAACCCAGCCAATACCGGATGGATCGGCATCGTCTCAGGCAATAGCAGCGGCGGCGGAGGTGGTTCTGCGATAACTGGGCCAGGTTATCAGGTTGGAGGCGTTGTTCAATTTAGAGGTCCCCATGACCTTACTGGCAGCGCCACCGGAACCACGTCGTTCACTTATTGCGCTCCTGGGTGGCTGGACAACGTCTCGGCGACGAGCGCCGGTTCAGGAACCGTATCGGCTATAAATTTTCGTGTCGTGAATGCCGGAACCACCGGAACAGCCCCACTGGGCACCGCGCAGGTTGCGATCATGAGCGACCAATTTCAGTCAGGCGTTCATCGTCCCGGTAGTGTTATTGGCAGCACGGCCCCATTCGTCACCACGACGACAGGAGTGCTGACTCCGTCCTTCCAGTCTCCAATTTCCCTGTCCGGACTTGCCGTCTATTGGACCTGCGTCCAGGTGGGCGACACGGCCGTAACCTACGAGGCGACGGCTTCCGGAGCATGGTGGGGCGCGTTGGTTGGAGGTTCCGGCACATTCAACATGTTAAAGAATACACAGTTTACCAATGCACTTAGAGCATCGACCACGTTTGGCACTTGGCCCACGTCTGGAGCCTCGTGGACGGAGCTTGGGTCTAACAATGGGCCGTTCATTGTCTTCAGTTTCTCTTCGATCCCGTGAGAGGTGCAATGCTGCGTTGGTTGCTTGGTTTTTTGATCCTGCTTGTCCTGGCTTCGCCGGCTTCGGCGCAGGGCATTGATCCAGGGTGGGCGGCGACTGTCGGAACATCTGGCGGAGGCGGCGGCGGTTCTGGCACTTGCAATGGATTCACCGACCCGCCGGGCTCGACTGGCTGCGCCAACGCGCCTCCTGCTGGTCCGTATACGTTCCAAGACACCAATGTTTTCCCTCACATATCCGGTGGCTCTCAAATTGCTGGCAGTGGCCAGAAGAGCGGGCAGAGCTATGCGACGACCGGAGGCTGTGCTGGATCTCCAACCTCAGCTGTCTGTCATCCACCATGGCCTGTCGCCGGGATCGATTATCCGGTTGGCCCGTCCTGCGGCAACAGCTGCAACTTCGGTCAACCAGGCTCTGCAACGGACCCGACGATCAGCGCCAATCTGCCTACAGGCTGCACCTACGCCAGCTTTAAGGTCACTTGTAATGTAACCGGGGCATTCAGTTTAGGTCCACTCGACTTCACGGCCGCAGGCAATTCCACCAACACCGACATCACCATCAGTCTTGGAGCTTCAGCAGATTGCACTTTGCATGACAGCATTTTCAATTTCGATCTAGCTAAGACCCCTCTGACTGGTATTACGGTATTCGCTGGTGGATGCAGCGGCGGCATAAATTTCTTCAACGACTCATTCAAAATCCACAATTCTTCGACAGGAAGCACGGGGGTCTTTGACAACGGCGGCACCACCGCGGTCTTCTTTTCGTCCAGCCAAGGCACCGGCGCCACGCCGGCTCAAATGGCTGTTGTCACCCATTTTAAGTACAATTATTTCCAGACTTGCCCTGGGCGATGCATCACTCCGGAAAGCGGTCTGTTAGAGTACAATTATTTTGGCGCGCTTGCGATGTATACGACCAACCAACCCGGTATTCATGGCGATGGTTGGGGTTCGACCTGGGATGATTTACATTGCTCTTGTTCTAACGTGATTTCGCACATCGAGCAGTACGACACCTGGATCGTTCCGCCTGGGTCACAAGGCCAAACGACCTGCATTCCATGTGGGAATATTCAGGCTCAAGATAGCAACTTTACGGCTACATTTACAAAGGGACAGGCGTCAATCAATGTGACCACTGCCGCTACTTTTGCCCAAATCGGTGATTGGGTTTATACAGGGACTGGAACGGTCCAATTCGGCGGAGGCACCAACGGAAATACATCGGCTAATTCTCCATGGCCTGCCCCAGTAATCACCAGCTTCCCACCAGGTGGAGCAACATCAACAGGAACTTTCGGAGTCAGCCAGAGATGGGTCTCTCAAGCGTCTGGGTCTGCTGGCGGCTCTTTCTATGCACCAGCCACCATGCAAACCCAGGTGGTTGACCATAGTGTCTTTATTACCAACATCACACAGGCTTCTTTCGGGTCTCCGAACGCTAATGCGTTCCCTTTGAGCCGTCTCGTTCAAGGCAGCAATTCGCAGTCCAACGTCACCATCACCAATAATTACATCGATACTTGCGGAATTGCGACGGGGACAGCGTCGGTTCCGTGCGGTACGCCCAGCACGACGAATGCTCCCCTACTGTACACTTCGCTTCCGAACGTTAAGTACATCTTTGGCAACAATGTCGTCATGGGCAATGGACTTTGCTCCAATAACATCCCGGCCTACGAGCCCTGCGCCATCAATACGACCTACCCTCCGCAGGTGAACTTCTCGCCGACATCGGACACCAACGTCAGCGTTCTCGGGGTGACCCTCGTTCCAAACGGTACGCCATCGATCGTTCAAGGAGCCAAAACGACGACGGTCGGCGGTGTAACCACCTTGAGTACAAGCCCAACGGTTGGAAATGGGATCATCGCCGCCTTCACGGTCAACAATGGCTCGTCCTCGCCTCCGGCTACGGTCGGATGCACCGATAATGCGACCTCTGGCACCAACACCTACACCCAACAGAACACTCAAGGCGGCGCGACCGGGGTATGGTCCTACATCTTCACCGCCCCGGTGACCCGGACCAATGCCGGCAGCTTTGCGGTGACTTGCACTGCGACCGGCGCGAGCAGCCAAAAGACCGTCGTTGAGGAAGCTGCCGGCGTCAATACCGGGGGCTCTCACACCACCGATCCGACCGAACTGTACGGCCAAGCGAATTTCATGTCGTCGGTGAGCGGGGCCAACAACGCAACCAGCACACCTTGGCCTCGTAAGACCGTTCCAGACCTGATCTGGGGCGTCTATTTCGGCGGGGCTTCGTCCATGACTTACGGCACGAGCCCATTCACCTTCACCGGCGGTCCATCTGCGACACAAGGCGGGGGCGTCTTCACCGAGAACGCGGTCGAATGAGCCATGGCGCTTAATTTCCCAGCCAATCCAACTGTCGGACAGACCTACTTCAACTGGTCCTGGGATGGCGTGAAGTGGACCCGGATCGCTGAAACCACGGCGGCGGCTGGCGTCACCAGCTTCAACACCCGCGTCGGCGCGGTCACCCTCACCACAACTGATGTCCAAAATGCGGGTGGCGCGGTTCTTAGCTCACCGGTGTTCACCGGCGACCCTAAGGCTCCGACACCGGCGCCAGGTGATAACGACACCTCGATTGCTACGACGGCCTTTGTCAGCGCGGCGGTCTCCTCATCTGGCGTCACCAGCTTCAACACCCGCACGGGCGCGGTGACTTTGACCACTGCGGATATCTCTACGGCCGGCGGCGCTCAGCTCAATTCTCCAGCGTTCACGGGAACCCCCACAGCGCCAACTCCAACCGCCGGGGACAATTCGACCACTCTAGCCACGACCGAATTTGTAGCGGCCTCGTATGCCCCTATTAACTCACCGAGCCTCACCGGCACACCACAAGCGCCTACGGTAGCAGCCGCGGATAACTCCACCAAGATCGCCACGACAGCCTGGACTCAAACCTACGTCGCCAACAATGCCGCGCAACATCGAAACCGGATCATTAACGGAGCGATGTTAATCGATCAGTGGAACAGCGGAGCCTCGATTACGCCGATTACCGGCCAATTTGTTTGCGATCGGTGGCTCTATTTCTCGACGGTGGCTAGCTGCTTTACCTCAGTACAGGGCGGCTGGAATGCCCCGCTTCCAGGAGGGCTTGGCAGCTATATCCAGCTCACATCCACCGCCAACACGACGCCGGGATCGACTGACTATTTTCAAATCATGCAAAGAATCGAATTCGCCCAGGTCGCCGATTTTCAATGGGGTTCGGCACGCGCGGCCACAGTGAGTTTATCGTTTTGGGCATTCAGCTCGATCGCCGGCACCTTTGGTGGCGCTATCGGGAATGCGGCCGGCACTCGCTCATATCCATTCCAGTTTTCGCTTCTAGCAGGCATCTGGACGGCTATTACCGTTGTCATTCCAGGGGAGACAGGCGGCGGCGTTTGGTACTCGGCCGGTAATGCGGCATCGGTAATCGTTCATTTCGATCTTGGATCTGGATCAACCCTACGCGGACCACCGAACGCATGGGCGAGCTCCAATTTCGTTGGCGCAAATGGCTCAACGAGCACCTGTCAGACCAGCGGAGCCTACATTGCTTTTTCGAATGTCCAGTTGGAGCTTGGCTCACGCGCGACGCCCTTTGATTTACATTCACTTCCCCTAACATTGGCGGCTTGCCGCCGGTATTATCAAAACATCACGGACGCGACGATCGTTGCATGTGGATATGCCGGCGGCGCTGGTCAGCTCGTTAGGTCAACGACCTCTTTTCCAATGCAGATGAGAGCGGTTCCGACCATCACTTTTGGCAACATCAGTTACCTAAACGCCTCCAATCTGGTGACCGGTATTATCGGCACCGACACCCTTCAATGTGCGGCCACGGGGACCGCTCAGGGACAGGCCTATTCGATCGCGAGTATGACCAGGAATGCGGAGTTGTGAGGATGCCGAGCTACACGCCAGTCCCGAACACCGATATCATCTGCCGCACCAACGACGACGGCTCAAAGAGCTTCATTCCGCCTGATCCGGACAACGTCGACTATCAGGCCTACCTGGCGTCAAAAGAGACGAAGGCGAAGCCCAAGCCCAAGGTTGCGGTCGCGGTGAAGCCAAAGGCGAGTCCCAAGGCAAAGCCGAAGAAGGCGAAGAAGAAGTGATCCCTCATGCCTGACTCGATCACCAAGAATTATAGCTGGGTCAAGCCCGAGGTTCACGCCAGCCCGACCACTTGGGGTGATAAGCTCAACTCCGACCTCGATCTCATTGACGCGCAGGTCAAGACGAACTCTGACGCGATCGCCTCGGCCGGAACCATCATTGGTCAAATCATCATGTGGCCAGGGGTCACTCCGCCGACGAATTGGTGGTGGTGCGCTGGCGACGTGATCAGCCGTACCGATTTTGCCAGCTTGTTCGGCATCCTCGGCACTGCCTTTGGCGCTGGTGACGGAAGCACGACATTTAATTTACCGGACCTGAGGGGTCGTGTTCCGGTTGGGTTCGGCGCTGGCCAGCCAATATCGGCTATCGGCGGCGAGGCAACTCATACGCTCACCAACGCTGAATTGGCGACGCACGTTCATGGCGTTAACGATCCTGGCCACGTGCACGGCGTCGTTGATCCAGGCCACACGCATAACATCAGTCAGTCGCCGCACGCGCACGGTGTTTCCGATCCAGGACATACGCACACATTCACCAATACAGTGTCAGGAGGCAGCGGAATTGGTCTGGGTAGCGGCATTTCGCTTCAATCAGGGAACACGGGATCGGCTACGACCGGCATCGGCATCCAAGGCGCGAATGCGAACATCGGCATCGTTGGCTCGGCGAGCGGCGTTTCCATCGGCGGGGCGGCGACCGGTATCTCCTTGACTGCCGATGGCGGCGGCCAGCCACACAACAATCTACAACCGTATATGGTCTTGGGGTTTATCATTCGACTGCTATGAGCACGAAATTCGTCCCAATCGAGATTCCGCCAGGGGTGGTCGCCAACCCGACGAAACGCATGCGTTCCTCGAACTGGGCACAAGTCAACCTCATGCGCTGGGTCGAAGGCGAGCTTCAGCCAGTCGGCGGTCAATCGCAGTACACGTACACTTTCGCCTCGCGCTGCAAACGCATCCATGGCTGGTATGATTTGGCTGGCGTGTACCACGTGGCCTATGTCTGTGAGCAGCATGTCTATGTCGACACGTTGGGAACGCTAGTCGAGATCACGCCGGCCGGAGGCCTGGCCCCGCCAGCCCTCCCAGCCCAGGGTGGTTATGGCGACTTGAATTACGGTGACGACACCTATGGCGACCCTCGCGCCGGGAGTGTCTTTCTCGCCGTTGATCGCATCCCCGATTGCTGGAGTGTCGACAACTTCGGCCAGATCCTCTTGATCATGTCGTCTGTCGATGGGCGGCTCTTGGAATGGGACCCGAGCGCCACGACTGGCACGGTGCTTACTCAGACCACAGGATCGCCGTCCGGGCGCTGCTTCGTGGTGACGCAAGAGCGCTTCGTAATCATTTACGGCATGTACAACGACGGCACGACGGACATCCACGGTAATCCGGACGGTGGGTCGGCTAGACGATTTGGGTGGTGCAACGAGGAAGATCGCAACGCGTGGGACTTCTCGAATGTCGATTCACAAGCTGGCTTCCTTGATATCGAGCCGGCATCGCCAATCATATGCGCCGAGAATGGACGATTTGGCGTGCTCTTTTTCACCGCCAAGAAAGCCTACGTGACCCGCTATATCGGTCTGCCATATATCCATGACTACCTAGAGCTCGCCGATGATTGCACGCCATACTCTCCGGCCTCAGTGACCTCGACATCGTATGTGATCCTCTGGATGAGCCAGCAGGGCATGTTCTCATTCGATGGAGTCAACATCACGCCGATTGCGTGCACGATCCGCACTTGGATTGACGACGACATCGAAGTTGCGAACGCCCGCGAGCAGGCTTGCATTGGCCATGTTGGAAATTTCAATGAAGTGTGGTGGTTCTTCCCACAGAAAGGCCAGCTCTTCAACACCCGCGTCGCGATCTACAATTACAAGGAGCAGTGGTGGTCGCAGGGCCAGATGTCCCGGTCCGCATGCGTCACTTCGAGCTACACGCAGCAGCCGATCATGGCGGATGGGACGGTAGCCTTCGAACATGAGCTCGGTTCTGTGTATGGGAACGCGGATCCGCCATGGGCGGAAACCTTCGACCTTAATCTGGTGAACGGCGCGAAGTTCGTCACTTTGAAGCAGGTCATTCCGGATTTGCGCGAAGCGGCGCAAGCGGCCGAAGTCCAGTTTCAATTCAGCTCACAGCGCACGCGCTCTCAGGGAGATCCTGAGGTGTGGACCACGCCAGTTCCGATCAGGCAAGACGGCTATGTCGATGCGCGCGTAACTGGCCGGGACATTCGAATGAAGATCTCATGCATCGGTCCCCAGATTGTACCGTTCACGCTGGGCCAGCATCTCGTCGACATCGTGGTGAGAGGTGATCGGTAATGGCAATCGCGCCTCCGACTGTTCCGCAGGATCTGGACCCCAAGACGCGAGAGTATCTCCAGCGCTTCTCGGCTTGGATGGCTCATGAGCTGTTCAAGACCGTAACGACGGATCAGGCAGTCTCGAAGATCCTACTGCTGGCCTCAGATGAGAAACCGCCGAAGCACGCCTTCCAACTGACGGTCAACAGCGGCGGAGCGCTGTCTGTGACGGCGGTTCCTTTGGGGAGCACTCCGACATGATCTCCTACCAGGACAAGCTCGCGCGTGTGCTCGACGTCATGGGGGGTCTCTACACCCTTCAAGACATTTGCACGGCGATGGAGGAGGGCAGAATGCAGGGATTCTGCGTCGACCACACCTGGGCGATCACGGAGGTCCAGGAGTTCCCGCGGGCGCGCAAACTCAATCTGATGGCGGTTGTCGGCGACCTTAAAGACATCGACGAGTTGCAGGACCAGGTCATAGCCTACGCGGATCGTAACAACATCGGACTGATCTCGGCGCTCGGACGCATGGGGTGGATGGCGCACGCCAAGGAACGCGGCTGGAAACTGAAGGCCAAATCGTATTTATACCATAAAGAGTTGTAGCCATGGGCGGTTCAGATTCAACACAGACTTCTCAGCAGCAACAGCAGGTTCAGCTCCCACCTTGGGTGAATCAGGCGGCTCAGCAGAACTATGGCTATGCTCAGAACATCGCCAATCAGCCGTTGCAGCAGTACCAGGGACAATTGGTTGCCGGCGTCTCTCCGCAACAGCAGCAATCCTGGAACACCGCGGCGCAAGCCGGCAGTGCAGGACAGCCACAGTTCAACGCATCGCAGGCCGGATATCTCGGGGTGCTCGGATCCCAGCCGCAGCAAGTTCAGGCCGGTCAGCTCTCGAACACGGACCTGCAACCGTACCTTAATCCGTACACCCAGAACGTGATCAACGCGACGCTCCCGATCATGCAACAGCAGCTGGGCTTAAACCAGATCGGCAACCAATCGCAGGCGGCAGGCGCAGGCGCGTATGGCGGATCTCGGCAAGCCATTCAGCAAGGCGTGACGCAGGCTCAAGGGGCGCAGAACATGGCGCAGATGGCGGCGCAACTGAACCAGGCCAACTTCGGCCAGGCGCAGAACGCTGCCGAGCAAGACATCCAAGGTCGGATGCAGGCGGCGCTCGCCAATCAGAATGTGGGACAGAACCAAACCGCATTGAATCTACAGGCTGCGTCAGGTCTCGGAGGCCTCGGTCAGCAAGCGCTCTCTTCGCAAGCTCAAACCTTTGCAGAGCAGCAGGCGGCTGGCCAGGCGCAGCAGCAGCAACAGCAGAACCAAATCAATGCACAATTGGCCAAATACAACCAGGCGTGGAGCTATCCCTATCAGCAGCTCGGCGTGCTTCAGTCCGCGCTCGGCATGACCCCTTATGGGCAAGCGAGCACAGGACTCCAAACCACCCAGACCCAGACTGCCGCCGATCCGCTTGGGGCCTTGTTCAGTGGGCTGGGCGCGATTGGAAGCCTGGGCGGATCTGGAGGCCTAGGCGGCTTGTTCAAATTTGCCTCTCGTGGCATGACCAAAGTTCCTGGCGTCGGCACACACGATCATGTTCCGATGATGCTGGCGCCTGGTGAGGCGGTCTTGAACCGCGGTGCAGCAGGGAAGCTTGGGCGCGGCAAGATTGCGAAGCTCAATGCCTCGTATGCCAATCCGCTACAGCCGCCCATTCCAGTCAACCCGCCTGGGATCACCGGTCCAAACTCCATGCGGTTGCCCGTGCCGGCGATGGGAGGCGGCCCACAAGGCAGTCCGATGGCTGGCGCGCTTGCCGGCCTGACGCCTGGGGTTGGCGCTTTGGGTGCTCCAGGACCGCAGACTGTGCCGCGCATTCGACAGCGTCGGGGCCCGGCTCCAATCCGAGGAGCGCTCCTTGGCTGACGATCCCAACATCATTTCGCAGCCATCGCGTGTCGGGACAGCAACGCCGGGGGCTCAGCTTCGTTCGCCGTTTGATATTGTGGCTGGCGTCGAAAGCGGGAACAGGAACCTCACGCAAGCGATCAAGGATATAAATTATGATCCAAAGACAGGCGTAGGGAATCCGGCGCAGGGTTTTTGGCAGATCATCGATCCGACTTGGAGGATTTTTGCTCGCCGGGCAGGTGTGGATCTCAACCAATATCCGAGCGCTCGCGCCGCGCCTCGCAATATTCAGATGCAGGTGGCTAGCGTCATCCCCGTCAATCAATGGGGTCCAGACAGCCAAGCAGCGCTTAAGAAGGCAGGCTATTCGTGGACCGGCAATCAGACGCTCGGACAACTCCAGTCGGAGACGTTGAACGTAGCACCTGCCTCGACGATGCCCAGCGCCATACCCGCCTCAACGCCAGGCACCACACTCGCCTCAACGCCAAGCGGTCTCTTCTCGCCAGACAGTGAGATGGGCAAGAGGTTCCCAGGCCTGACGACGCAGCAAGGGACCCAGCAGTTTGAGCAGCAGGCGAAGGAAGCCGAGAAGGATCTTACCGGAAAAGGCGAGGACCAGAAGCAGCAAGAGGCTCCTCGGTTTGACCTTGTCCAGCCTCAGATCCAGAACGTTCCTGGCCGGATGGGGATTGCTCAGCAGGCCTCGCAGTTGATGCCACAGCTTACCGGCGTTCAGCCAGGGGTGTATGGAACGACGGTGAACACGCCACAAACGGGTCTTCAAGGGTTCGGCGGCGCGCCTTACGGGGCCAATCCGGCGTGGATGCAATCGGGCCTTCAGCAGCTGCCTGGCTATGGAACGAACCTGATGAATTCGATGCTGATGGCTCAAGGGTATCCGTATTCGGGTCAGTTCTTCGGAGGATACGGCAATGGCTAGTAACCTTCAGTACAACAACAACCCGTATATGCTGTTTGATCAGAGCCAATGGAGCAATCCGTACTCGAATTTCAACAACCAGCCGATCCCCTGGCCGTCACAGGTCATGAATCAATGGCCGACTGACGCGATGGGCAACCCGATTGGTGGAGGGCCTCCGCCCGGCATGACGCTGAACAGTCAACCCGCCGCCCCGCCGCCCCAACCGCCGCCACAGCAGCAGAACCTGGGGCTTGATTCCCGGTTCGCGTCTCCGCGGCAGACCCCTGACAATCCTCTAGGCCTCGTCGCTGGACCGGGTTCTGTTCCGGCAGCCTGGTTGCCCTGGAACAAAACTCCTCAGCAGTCGCCGCAAGCCGCTCAACCCGCGCCAGCCGCCGCTCCATCGAATGCCATGACGCGCGCGCAGTATCTGAATCTTCTCGGCAATCCGGGGGCCCCGGCTGTTGTCGGCGCCAATGTGCCGCAGACCGGGCAGGCGAGGAATGATCCGGGCGTATTGCAACAATTCTTGGCGAACTGGAAACCGGCTCAGAGCGGCTCGAATAGCGGCTTCCAGCAGAGCTTCGCCAGCGCCTTAAAGGGATTGGGGTACGGCTGATGCCTGGTCCATTCGATCTCCTGGCGGCCTTCCAGCGGCTGAACCCTGGTCAGATGCAACAACCAAATCCGGGCGGGAACGTTCGGAGCGGGGCTCCTGGAGCAGCGGTACCTCCCCCCATGCCTTCAGGAGCCCCTGCAAGCCTTCCGGGACCTATTTCCCCTCCGGTGGCTACCCCACCCCCAGGTGGACCAGGAAACGCGCCAGCGGCCGCCCCTGGCCCAGGAAACGCCCCTCCAGCGCCCCAACCCCCTCCACCAGAGCCTAAGGCCTACCAGACACCAACTGACCTAGGCCAGATGTATATGCAACTGGTCCAACAGCAAACGGCCAAGGAAGGATTCTGGCGCGGGCTGGCTGGGCTCGACGCCGCGATCTATCCAGGACGGCAGCACGGGCAGGCCAATTTCATCGCCGGCATCGGGCAACCCAGCGAGCCGGCCGGTAATATGTTCAGAAACCTGATGAATTTGCAGGGCTTTAATCAGCAACAGCAGTTGTTCAATATGGGGATGCAGAATTATCAGAACCTGCTTGATCCAGCGAACATTGAGAAGAACGCGGCCGCGCTTCACATGACCCCTGATGGCTATAAGACGTTCGTCCAATCCTCCGGGCCGGAGAATGTCGGACAAGCCATCGCCAAAGTGATGGAATTCCAGTCTGGCATCGGCATGAACCCGGCCATGATTGCTCAACAACGGGCTGAAGCCGCGCGCGACGCCTCAGGTCAGCCGCTTGAATGGGACCGCGGTGATCCAACCTCATTTAGCGCTTATCAGACGGCGCACCAGCTGGAGACCAAGCAGGCGCAGGAGTTCAAGGACAGCGCGGCCACAGAATATCATACGATGATGCCTGACTTGAAAAAATACGAAGAGACTACGGGCTGGCTTAAGGACCACCGTGATGCCGTGTCCTACGCGATTCACCATCCTGACTTAACGAGCGGCGTGGGCGGTTGGACAGCCAACGAGCTGAGCTCGTTGGCGAAACGTTCCCTTCCAGGCCTCCCTCCAGGCGTTACAACCCAAGATGTCCTCAACGCCAGTAGCCAGTTGCAATTTCTACAAAAGCAGAATTTTGCCGAGAAATTCAGCGGAACTAAGAATGTCAGAAACCTAACTGAAGCCCGCAATATCACCGGATCGGCGACTAATATCATGGATTACAATAACAGTGACAGCATTATTAACAGCGAATTAGACAGGATGGATAACAGCGCACAGGCTATGATTGCGAACACAATGGCCGCCGCCGGTCAGCAGGTGCCTAGCAAATACAAGGGCTTGGTTGATCCGCTGTTCATAAATAAGACCAGGAGCACGGGCCAGCCAAATCCATACTACAACGGCGCGACATACGCAGAAGACCAGGGGCATGACCAGGGACCAGCGCCCCATACGCCTGTCCAAGTTCAAAGCCTTGATGAGGTCCCTAAACTCCAGCGCGGAACGCCGTTCATAATTCCTAGCGGATCGCATAAGGGCGAAACAGGATACGCACCATAATGGCCGATCCTTGGGAGCAATTCCTAAAGCCACCGCAGGCCCCGGCTACACAGCCTCCAACTACACAGCCGGCTGCGGACCCTTGGGCGCAATTCCTAAAGCCTCCAGCCACACAGCCGACAGCCCCAGTTGCGCCCACCCAGCCGGCAGCCTCAGCTGCGCCTACACAAGATGAACCTGCCACCCTTTGGAACATGTGGTCGGACCCCGCCGGCATACTCTCCCATCTAGGTAAGGCCATTAAACAAGGCGCTCCTCCGATCGACCTAAGTCCGCAACGCAACATCGACGAAGCCGCTCTTTTCGGATCAGGATTCACCGGCGGAGCATCTGGCTTCATCCCTGGCATGCGAGACATTACACAACGAGCCGCTCAAGATATTACAGACCCTCAGACCAGAATGGCGCTCCAAGGCGCAGGCTACTTTTTTGGCCCTGGCAAACTAGGAATCGCCTCGAGGATCGGCACAGCTGTTAAACCTGCATTGGGGTCTTGGGGCGGTGGCATACTCGGTTCAATGCTTGAAGGAGGAGGCTCTAGCGCGCTTAGCACAGCCGGGGCCGGAGGAGATTCGGGGGACACCATCGGATCTGGAATCCTGGGAACTCTCACAGGCGGTCTTTTAGGTAGTTTTGGCGGCGTCACAGGACGCGGCGGCAAGCTTCCACCAGAGGTCCCTGAGGCAACACTACAAGCGAACAAGGATGCTGCCGCCAAGGTGATGCGAGACACGCTATACGACAACGCAGACATCCGACAAGCGACCACGCGAGCGCTCGGCCACATCTCAGCTTCTCCCCAAGCCGTAACCGATACCGGCGCGAACGCCATTGGCAAGTTGAATGCATTTGGCATGAAAACCATAGGGAAGGGCGTCACGAGCGCTGAGGACCTCAATCGAATGGTCAAAGGCCTTACCCAGAAGGCGACTAAGGACGTCTCTCCAGAAGCCGGCCAGATCGCGCAAGCGCACTTCAATGACCTGCTTCAGAATACCGCCCCTATTTCATCCCCAATCGGAGGAACGGGCGCGCAAGCCATCAGCGATTTTAATAACGCATTCGGTCGATTGACCGATACGAAACGGCTGTCCGATATGGCCTACGAGGCTGGTCTGCCTGGTGGGAAGGATGTCGGAACTCAGATGGGCCAGTTCCTCAGGACTGACGAAGGCCAGAGGCTCATGAAGTCAGGAGCGATCAGTCCCTCGACAGCGGATGCGCTCAAAACACTCGCAGAGACCGCCAGACCATCTCAAACCAGCGCCGCGCCCTCAGCTTGGGACCTGCGTCATATGCTTCATCCCATCCTCGGAGCGGCCGTCACCGGCGCTGCTGGGGCTGGAGGCGAATATGCGGCCACAGGACAGTTCGATCCATGGCATCTTGCAGGAGAAGTGGGGACAGGCGCTCTGCTTGGATACGGCCTTCATCGAGGCATTCCAGCGATTCAGGGAAGGTATCAGCAGGCCAATCAAGATAGAGCCTTAGCGGCGGCTAGGGTGGCGGCATCGACTGGACTGGCTCAAGCTCCTGTCCTTCCGGCCGCCACCATTCGAGACGCTCTACGAAGACTTATTTTTAGCTACAGAGCAAGCGCGTATTAGGTCTCGCTGACGGCGACATTCGCGTGCGTCTTCCCCTACAAACCTACAGAGAGCGATAACCATCTCGAGAAGGCCGATAATCCCGAAGGCGAAAAATAGGCCTACGAATATCGCAGCTGCTAGCTCAACCATCATATCCATTCTCCATCAGTTTCATTGTTGTGTGGTGACCGCGGCAATATCCGCACTCCGAACCTACAAAGCAAATCACGAATTGTTAATCGACGGTGAGCGCGCTCGACTGACGAAACGCGCCCTTCCAGAGATTCACGGGGGAGTGACCACTCCAGGAGACACGCTCATCCTGGAGAACCGGCAGGCTATCCGATCTCTGGCTTGAAGGCTCCCATTGCTGTACCTAAGCGGCTCCGTCGCGGTCCGACCTCGAGAAACTGCCTGCCGGCGAACCATATTCCCTGGCAATTCTAGGCTCCCCAGAGGCCGGCTCATACGGCGCTTTGGGGGCTTTCGCACGTGATCTTATCCTCCTCTTGTTCGCCTTCTCGACCCCCAGATTACGGGCCATCTGGCGCGCCACCAACGCGATCGTGCTGACGTCCTTCTTGGTCTTCGAACCATGGCATGCGAGGCAGAGCAGCTGTCCGTCAGCTGAAACCAACTTCTTGGCCTTATCGGCGGCCGGACGCTCAGCCTCCGGGATGATGTGATCGATCTGATAGTCCTTTCGGGACTTACAGAATATGCCGCATTTTTCGCAATGGATGTTGTAAAAGCCATCACTTGCGCGGTTCACAATCGCAATGCGCAATTGCATGGAGAACTCACGCCTCCGATCAGAGGTTCTGTACGTCTTCGGCTTCTTCGGCTCAGCCCATTCGGAGGCCGTGTGTTCGGCGATCGCCGCTGGATCATCCTTCATGGCTGCGCCTCGAATGCCTCTTCAACACTGTCGTCGTCATGGCCATCATAGAACTTCACGCCGCGCAACGCACCTTCCGAATGCATATACTCAATGAAGTTGGCCATCTCCTCCTTACGCAACGCGCTAGACGAATACCCGATGCAGACTATGCCTCCGTCCAGGTCTGGAACGAATTCGATCGCCTTGCCAAACCCTTTCAGCAGTACGCATTTCCATGCCTTGTCGGTCCGGTACTCGCCTCCGATGGGGATCTGAGTCGCAAAGCAATGGATCATCTTCCACATGAGCCGATTCTGTGGCAGCGTTCGTTTGGGGCTGGCGTCTAGGGTGACCCGGGCGCCTTCAGGCGCGCTGTCGATGTCCTGAAGCATTTCCTTATGCGCGCGCTCGTCCTTCCCGATGATCCAAACGGTCACTGCTCGCTCATCTCCATGAAATGGTTGACACAAGCCAGCATGAGGCCAATTTCCTTCTCGGCTGTTCGAGGGGACATCTTTTGCAGCTCGACGAGGCGCGGGTACACCCGGCGTCGATACGCGAGCTCTCGTTGACAGCAGGCCAAGAGATGCCGCATTCGAGCGTGGACGCGCGGCTCAAACAGCTCGTAGTTTTGCATTAGGCTCACGGGGTCTCCTCCCTTTCCATGTCCTGGTGACCTTAGGCAGACTATCCGCCCTCACCTTCCCTTTGGTGACGCTTTCGATCATACGAGCCTTCGACTTGGTGACCTTGCCGCCGCTGAGCCATTTACTGACCGCGATCGGACCGACGCCGCACTTGCCCGCAAATACGTCAACAGGCATCTTCATTTTTCGGAGCCATTTTTTGAGTTTCATGTGCCCACCTCTTTCTGATCATCGTGGTCTTTCGGAATTAATCGCTTAAACCAAGCCAGGCGAGAAGTGGTCTCGACCGCAACCAGTTCCCAGCCAATAGCGCCGAGATCATTGAATGTCTCAACAACCTCCTCAGACGATAATGCACTCGAAAACCGGTCGACGTAATATTCCCATTTTGGCGGGCTCACCCAGGCGATTGGCATTGGCTTTCTCCTTTATCGGACGCCGTACCTTTCCTTCAAAAACGCGATCTTCTGTTCAATCTCCTCGAGGGCTCGATAAGCCTCCTCCTCGAGGAACGATATCATCGCACTGTCACGTTCGAGGCGTTTAATCCAAAAGATCGCGCCAGCCGGAAAGTCAGGATTGTAGCTCACATAGTCCCACCATGTGCGCTCCGTCACAGACATGTGCCACTGACACTGAACAAGATAGTCCGGATCGATTCTCTCTGTCTCTAACGTTTCAAGGTGTGCGCCATGTTGTGGGGATTTGATCTCTACGCCACCCTCCGTGCCAACCAAGCCGTCCGGCGACGAGTGCGCCCAAGGGATGCGCGGATGCCGCACGAGGCCGACCCGCATCACTTCCACGTTGTTCATGATCTCGTAGCCCCATCGCGCCTCCGGCTCGCGTTGAGTGCCCTGGCGCATAGCCAGGCTCGGCACAACGGTGTCGATCAGGACGCCAGTGAACCGCTCCAGCAGCTTGACAGCGATCGTGTTGCGTCGGGAGGCGCTGGGAGTGCCATCCTTGTTCCGGCGCACGAGCGCGGGCATCGTGGTTGATCCCAGAGAGCCTGAACATGCCCTGCGCCATTCGATCGACCCCTGCTCGACGTCAACGACGTTCATCTCGAGCTGCCTCAATCGTCTTCTTTCGCTGAGCGAACAGCTCAAGCGCACGCTTGTATTCTGAGACCTTGAGATGCGCGATGCCGCCAACCTTAAACCTGTCTAGGAAGACGGAGAGTTGTAGGTTGGTCTCTTTCAACAGCCTTTCGATGTAAGCGACGTCATCTGCGCCAATCAAAGGATCGTCGTCAGCTCCAGTTTGTCGCTTGCTAGCGTCTTCCCCGTCGTCGTCGTCATCAGCCCCAGCAATGCCTACGAGAGCGAATAGGGCATACCGCCGGGCATACGTCAGCGCGCTGCCCATCTGCTGCGGAGTTGTCCTCGTCCAGTTCGCAACCGGGTACTCGCTCTCCAGGTACTGTCCAGAGACGTGAATGAGCTTGGTCACGAGGAACAGGATCTCGCCTTTAACAACCGTTATTTGAGTGTAGACGATGCCGCGGCTGGCCAATGGCTTCTTAATCGCCTCAAGCCCTTCAGTCAGATTCGCGTAGCGTGATCTGAAATGGGGATTCTCTGAGCTTTTCGCCGGATTGACAATTTCACCCTGAGCCGCGCTCAGAGCAGCAGCGAGATTGTCCCCGGAGAGCGCGGACGGCGCTGGGGGGCGGGACACGTCGACACTCTCCGGGGCGATTGGGACCTGAGTGGTCTCGTCTGTACTTATGGACATCCGAGGACCCTCCTTGTTGTCCCAACCGTGAACCATAGTGGCCACGGAGGATCATGCAAGTCAAGCTCTATTTTAGCGGCTCGACCATTTTCGCATTCGATGGTATGATCCTGCATGGGCAAGTCTAGGCCACAGCTTCGAGCGCTTCGAGAGAAACGAGGCCTGACGGCGTTCGTGCTCGCAAATAAGTTGGGGATACAGCAAGCCGAGGTCTACAAAATCGAGCGCGGTGAGCGTGACCCGAGTTTCAAAACCCTGATGAAATGGATTGAGGTCCTCGGATGCGACGCGCGGCTGTTCGAAGAGTGATCCCAAGCGAATCGCAGATCGCAGCCGCGGTGGTTGACCACTGGCGCGCGGCCGGGATGCCGCTCACGCGTGTGTTCTCAATTCCGAATGCCGGCGCGCTGGGTCAACCAGGGCTCACCAAGGGGGCTCCAGACCTATGCGTGATGGCTCCAGGCCTGCCCGTAGGCTTTATCGAGCTGAAAAAAGACCTGTGGATAAAACGGGACGGCTCTTTAGGCGAGCGGCGAACCAAAGAGCAGGTGGACTTCGCCATCCATTGCTCGCAGCTGAATATCCCTTATGCGCTGTGCTCGGGCAGGGACGAACCCATTGAGCAGCTCAGGCGCTGGGGCGTCATTCGATGACCCTTGACGGCGCGCACAAAACGGATAATGTGGCCGGTCATGACTAGCACCACTAGATAGCAACGGCCCAGTCTCAGGAAGGAGAGCTGGGCCGTTGTTTTGTGCGTATGTTTGAGGTGTCTTCTAGCCATCCAAACATACGCGAATCGTAACAACCCGTCAAGACGCGGGAACGGGAGAATTGCGTGCGCGCGCTTCATAAGATCTCCGTTTGCATCCCAGAGCACATTTGGACACATCCCGCCTACCGTGCGCTGCAACCGATTGAGCGCGTTCTACTGATTGAGCTTCTCGCGCTTGCACATCGGGTCGGAACCAACGAACCTCTTGTTTGCTCGTGCGCCATGACGGCCAATATGCTCAACGTTCCAAAGTCCGTGGCTGCACGAGCGTTACTTAGCCTTCGAAAGAAGGGCTTCATCGCCTGCGTCCGATCTGGTGATCGGCGTCGCGCCAATCCCACCGGCATTGCATCTGAATATCGGGTCACCTGCCTCTCCTACCAGGGCGCTCCCCCAACGTCCGAGTACAATCGCATTTATTGGAAAGCTGTCGACCAGGGCGTGCTGAAGGGAATGAAATTTACCCTCTCGGAGGCCTCTTTATTGACGTCGGATGGTTCAGAACAATGCACCGCGGACAGCAAGTCCGCTCTTATATGTGCCCCTCCAGCGGGACACCCCCTCAGAACCCATTGAAATGTGAGACAAACTTCGTGGCTAAAAAGTGTCGAAAAGGCCGAAGGGATCTAAAAGTGTCCCTCCAGCGGGACACTTACTGTCCCTCCAGCGGGACACTTCAGCTATTTCTAACGCCGGAGCTGGAAAGGTTGTGGGCAGGAATCCAAAGCTTGTACCGCGATCGATCGGCTGAGGACCATCCAGAAGATTTCAGGTGATGGTAGTAAAAAACACAAGAGGAGTGCGCGATGAATGAGAGGCTGACTGTGGTCTTTAAGCTCGAGAGGGAAACGAAAAATTGTCTTCGTTACGGCGCGGTTGGGTATGAGGCGGAATACAGCCAGCTGTACATCAAGAAAGAGCTGATGAAGCCGCTTCCGGTCGAGATTGAGGTTGTCATTACGCCGAAGGCCAAACTGGTCGTAGCGCGATGAAGTGCGCTCACTGCGGCGAACCGGTCGGCTGGGTCAAGCGCTGGAATGGCCAATGGGTAGTCTGCGACAGCAAGCCTGACGAGCGCGCTCGTGAGAGTTTCGTCGAGGTGGAGATGGGCGAATTCGTTTCGGTGGTTCGTCACGAATGCCAAAGGGAGGAGCCGAAGGAGAAGTACGAGTATGTGCCGCTGAACAGGGCCTTCAAGGGCGACGCGGCTCATTTCCGCAAACGGAAGAGGAAGGGCGTGTCATGGGAACGGTAAGGTTAAAGCCCACGCGAGCAGAATTAATGAAGGAGCTTGAGTGGCAAGTGTTCGAAGAAATTCAGAATATATGCGAGGAAGCAAGTAGTTATACTATATCACTGAGAGAGGCCTGTTCGCGAGGCAATTATGAGGAGATTGGTTTACGCTTAGGGCAGACCCAAAAGTGTGTTCACTACATGATTAAGGCATACCAAGACTTCATAGAGAGGCGGGCCGATGGAGCAGAAGGAGCACGACTTAAATCAGCTGTACCGATGCTGTCGAATGGAACTGGATCGGCGCAGGCGGCTGGGAGCATGGCTCGTAGCACACGGGAAAATCAGTGAGAAGAGAGCGGCGCGCCAAGTCGAATTAATGGCTGAAGTTGTTGAGTTTTTGGTCGACGCGCTGTTCTACCATGTGACCAATCAGGGCTACCCACTGGCAGAAAAGATCGAGCCGATCGAAAATAGTGCTTTACAGTCCCCTGAGGATCATGCATAGTCCCCGTAGGCCACTTGGCCTTAGCAATCCTGTCAAATAGGACAGAAACGGAAGGGACGGACATGAAAAGCAGTGTTATCGCGATCGCATTCGTTTTGGCCGCGTGCGGCTCCTCGAATGCCCAACAGGCGCTTGGCATAGGAACCGGTATCGGCGTGGCTCGCTCCTCCTCGAATGCCCAATCGTTCAGTTCAAGCTCGAACCGAAATTTCTTCGCGCCTAGCGTAACTCAACAGGTGACGGTTCCTACAAGCTTCAATGGCCGGAACGCCGGGGCGACGAACAGCGGCAATCGCACCCAGACCGTTCTCACGAACAATAGCGGCAATTTCAATGAGAGGGGCATTGCCCCCAGCGTGTTCGCCCCTTCAGTGGGAAACTCATCGCCCTGTGACAGCTACATCTCTCTGGGAGGTTCTGGAATTGGAGGCGGGGGCGCGTTCGCTTTCCCCTGGCAGAACCATAATTGTGACATGCGGGCTAACGCACTAGTCCTGCAACAGCTCGGTATGGGCGGCGTGGCGCGCCAACGCATGTGCTACGACGACGACACGGCTCAGACGATGGCTGCGATGGGTTTTGTGTGTCGCGTGGGGAAGTATGCCCCGCAACCCCAACAGACCGCCTACGTGACGGCTGGGGCCGCTCCGCTACCCCCGGTCAATGGCGACTTCTTTTACGACAAGCGCGGCCGCCGCTATCGTTCTGTCCCGTGCACCGCACCGCACCAGACCCATGCTGCTAGCGGAGAGTGTCTGACGCGCAACTGAATGTGGCCTCCCGGATGCAGCGACATGGCCTTGCAAGTCCAACAACCGGGTGGAAGGACTTGCTAGAACTGGGACCGGTCACAATCGCGACACTGCGCAGTCAGGAGCCCAGGGGCGCAGCATTCTAATCCGAGGGGCGGCGGTCTCCGCCTCATTATCAGACTAAGGGTGAAAATATGAAACGCATGATTTATGCCTGCGTCGCTGTGCTCGGTTTGAGCGCTCCGGCGTTTGCGGCCGATGCTTTCGGTGTCGGCGCGGGCTTTAGCACGGGCATCGGCGCGTCTTTGGGCGCTCGCTCGTTCTCGAACGTGACTTCCTTCGGGGTTGGCGCAGGCGCTGGCCTGAGCACGCCTAGAGGCGCTTCGGCTGCCGCTCTTGGCGCGGGAGGTTCGTTCACCAATGCCGGCACGCGCGGCAATGGGATCGCTACCTCGACTGGTTTTGGAATTGGAGCCGGATTCGGGCACGCCAATCGCTAAAATCAAGGGGGGCCGGTTAGCCCCCCTCTTTAAAGCGCCGTTGGTGAGCCAAGAGTTCTCAACGGCGCTTTTTCTTATGAGATCTACGTTTATCTTTTGGAAGGCGTTGGAGTCGGGAATTGCGGCTCCAAGAGCACCACCCAGCCAGTCGACTCGCTCCACAATACGTGCACCTCGAAGGCCGGAGTATTGGGGGGAGACCCGTCCGGTGGCGGGAGCACAATCGGATGCTCTGGAATCGGCGCTATTCCTTCAGGAGGGTTCGGCCAGATCTCGGGCGGGATGACGATCGGATGCGCTGGATGTGGAGGTTCGCCGGTTGGAGGAGCACCGCCGCCGGTGATCGGTCCGCCGCCAACGCCAAGGCCGGTTAGAGAGCTTGCGCCGATCAGAGTGACGTTCTGTGAGGTTTTATTGACCTTGTCGAAGAGAATTCCGGAGGTGGTAGTGAGGACGGCGGCCATGTGGGACTCCTTTTCGGGTTGCGCCTCAGAGGACCATAGCGCACATTTCTAAAGATTGTAAGACGGTGAGGATCATGTTTGTCCCGGTTTATGTACAACTCAAGCGGATGTGGCGCGCCGGCATGACGATGTCTCAGATCGCCGACGAGTTTGGGGTGACGCGCAGCGTTATCTCCGGGGCGATTAGTCGAGCTCGCGCTAAGGGACATGAGTTTGCGCCGCGCCCTCAGCCGCCCAAGCTGCCGCCTAAGCGCGTCACGGTGAAGCGTAGCCGGCCGAAGCACTATTCCTATCGTCCGCCGCCGCCGCCTAAGCCGCCGCGTCTGTTGATCGATCTGGATTGGAATGAATGCCTTTGGTCGGTGGATCACGCGCCAGACGATCGGCATTTGTTTTGCGGGCGCCCAAAGCACCAGAATTTGCCCTACTGCCTGGAACACGCCAAGCTCAGCTATCCGAGAATGTTCGGGGATAAACGCACAGCTACGACGTGTTGGTGATGCAGGCTGTGCAGGCTGTGCGGGCCAAGCCGCTTGAACCGCATGAATGGAGGAAACGTAAATGATGACGCCGACGATTGCCAAAATGCTCGGGGTCGGGTCGATGGCTGTGATCGCGTCGGCTGAATATCCGCCTCACCTATTCGAGCGCTCGCCGCTCATGCCTTCAGAGGTCATTGTCCATGACAAGTGCCCCCAGGGCCAGCAGATCGTCCAGTACGTGCCCTTCGCCAAGCCTAAGCATCATCACAAGACGGACGAGCACGGCTGTCACCACTACAGCTATTGGGGCTATCCGTATCCGCAGCCGTGCTAAGGCGTATCGATTTCAGTGAAATAGCGCGTTCGCATGATTGTGCCCTGGCCGTCGCTCTGTTGAGGGTCGGACAGGTGAAAAACGACGGTGTTGGAAGTTGTGGATATCACCTCGCCGGTTTCGGCTATGATGTATTTACCGTCGTTGGTGGCGTCGAGCCATCCTGGCGTAAATCCGCCGCTGACATTGGCTTCAGCTGCGGTGGCAATGAATGATTTGTAGACCGGGGCCGAGCCTGTTCGCACGCCGGACACATCCCAATGCTCCACGCCGTGCGCGGTGCTCGAGCCGGCGCCCATGTCGGGATCGGCCACGTAGAGGTCATTCCCGTTTGGGGTGATGGCGATTCCGTGCGAGTTGACCGTGTTGGTAGTGCCTGGTTGCGTGTAGCCTGGCGGGGCTTGGCTGTCGTAGAGGACCGCGCCGGTCGACGCCTTGCCCACTCCAAAGCCGATCCAGTCCTCGAGGTTGACGTAAACCAGACCGTTGGTCCGATCGAGGGCGAATGGCCGCACGCGTCCATCGCCGGCAGCAAAGCAACAGATTGTGGTCTGCGCGCCGCCTGATGTTGCGTACATGGTGACGGAATGATGCGCGCTCGCGCCGCCGTGGACATCGATCGCAACCATATAAATTGTGCCAGCCGAGCAGATTGTGTTGTGTGGGCGCACCGCGCCGCTCGTCAGATTGATCGTTGCGGTTTGGACGCCGGTTGCGGCCGTGAGGACGTACCAGGATGACGCGTATGTGCCGGTCTGCACGTTCTCGCCAGCTGGCGCGTAGATGGTCGCATCATTGCTGGACAGGCAGGCGCGATCGATAGCCGCTAGGGAATAGGACTGATCATAATCGGCGGCGTTGGTGTTGAGGTTCCAGCTTAAGAGACGCCCGCTCGTGGTGTTGGTGCTGACCGCAGTCGTTCCGTAATTTGGAATGTAGAGGTGGGTATGCGTGCTGTCCGCGAATAATCCACGAACCGCTTTGACCGTCGTCGGCAGGGTAATGGTTTTAACCAGATTGAAACTATTGTCGATATCGTAGACGTTCACATAGCCAGCTCCGCTCGGATAGGCCGTGCAAGTTGGATTGCATTCTGGCGCTGTCGCGGCGTACCAATAATGGGTGGTCGTGTTGGGCAGGATGATGGAGGTTTGGGAATAATAATCTTGCGCTAAGGCGACCCCGCCGAACGTTAGGCTGGCAATTGCGATCGCGCTTACATTCCGCATGGCCTCGTCACCAAGTCGGCGTTTTCGGTCAGGCTCGAGCCATTCCAGTGCAGATAGACGATGCCTTTTAACCAAGCCGGGTAGTCCGCCACGATCCCCGTACCAGAAGTCAGGCAGGTCGTCGACGGGAGCTGGTAGCCCTTGCCGACACACTGACCGGTCACGCCTCCGCAATTCGGATTAGGGGTCAGATCGCTGATGACGGAGGGTGTGGTCAGGGTTTGGGTTGCAGGGTTATAGCCCATGCACTGCGTCACATTGACGAAGCCCGTGCAGGTTGGGGCCCCATTGCGATTGGAAATCAGATCTGTCGTGTTGGTGAAGCCGGGATCGACGCCCAAAATGTTTGGAGGTGAGCCGGTCTGTTGCGTGTTTCCATCCCAAACGACATAGTTGTTTTGACCGTTGGCGCCCGTGACGCCAGTGAAGATATTCCCGTTGATGCTCGAACCGCTATTGCCGCCGTGAGAGGCTCCGGCCGGACCGGCGCTGATGAAGGCTCCAATCTGGCCGCCGCCCCCTGGGCTGGTCGCCGTCGTCGCCTGTGCAATGTTGTTGTTGATCGTCACCGGCCACGGATTGCCGATATTGAGATCAATTTCAGCGCTGTCGTTGTCGCCGTTGGTGTTCTGGTCGTTTTTGTAACACGTGTTGTTGTAGAGTTTCATGGTCGGCATGGCGGTTGTGCCGGTATAGGTCCCGGTGATCAGATTGATGCAAAATCGCCAGCTGGTCCAACCCACATTGTTTGCCATGACGCCCAGGACTGGATATGCGGTGTTATTCCAGGTGTCGAACATCATTCCTTCGGTGTCGAAAGGCGTGTTCGTGGCGGCCGTGTTGTTCCAGGTGAAATCACCATAGAAAATCGCATGAGCTCCGGCGCCTGAATCGAAGAGACCGGTCCCCACATGATCGATCGCGGCTTCGGGGAAGTCCGTGTTCTGCGCGGCGTTTTGTCCAATGCTGCCGATCACAGCGAAATAGTCCACGCCAAAGCCTACCAATTGGCCGCAATTGTCGGTGTGATATCCGGATGCTGTGTTGAAAGTGATGTCATTGACATAGGCGAAATGGTGAATCACGGCGCCGCAACCGTTGGCTTGAAAGGCGCGATTGGCGGACCCGTGTCCCGGATTGCTGACCTTCCATCCTTCCACCGCCCAATTGCTGACGTCCATATTCCAGATCTGACCGTTGGAATGGCAAGCCTCTAGATCGGCTCCGCCACAGAGCAGGACGGCGAAATAGATTCCGCCTGGACTTGCGGCGAGTCCGCCACTAGTCGAGGGGCATGTGGACACAGTTCCCCAGTTGCTGAAATTGGTTGCGGAGTAATCTCCCGCCGCGGCGACGATCACGTCCCCGCATACGACCGAGTGATTAGGCGTCGCCCATGCTGTTCCCGGTGACGTGCCATTGTTGCTGTCATTGCCGGTCGCCGACATGTAGTAGATATGCAGGGGAGTGAAGGCGACAGGGCCGCCTGATGACGGGACAATGACCGAGGTTTGGGCGTAATAGTCTTGCCCGAGGGCGAGCCCGCCGAGTGTCAGAAGGCTCGCGAGTGCAAGACTGGCTCGGATCATTTAGGCAGGATGTTTGTGGCGCGCCGCGCGCGTCATCTTGCCCCGAGCGATTCCCTTAGCGGTCGCTGTTCGAGTGCCAGGTTTCAGCTCGCCGGCCTTTTGGAGTGTAGCCGTCGCCACCGCATAGGGGTTCACGCCAGGACTCTTCTTTTTGATCCGGCGGACCGCGTCTTCCCAGATCTTGGGCATTCAATACCCCTGATGGTAATAGACCACGTGATGATGGCGCCGCGGCGGCGCAACGTAGGGCTCTTCGACGACGGGCTGCTCGACGACTGGCGCGACCGGGGTGAACGGCGCGGCCCATGGTGCGATCCAGTGGGGACCAAATATGGCTGTGGTCAGAGCTCCAAAGGCAATGCTGCCTAGAACGACGCCGGCGAAAGCCGCTGGCGCGAACACAATGAACGCCTTTGCGCTGCTGGCAACCAGGATCATAGGGACTGCGGCAATGCCGGCGAGGATGATCTTTTTCATGTTTGCTTCCTTCCAAGTCGTGAGAAGTCTAAGGCAGTGACCTGCTGGCCTGATCCGGTCCAGGGGTTAACGAGTGAAAATGCTGAGTTGTCTTGAGGAGGCGCTGGGTACCGGCCAAGGTTCGGGCTTTTCGGGCGTGGTGGTGGCAATGGCGCGTGGGTGATCGTCCCCTTTTTCGCTGAGCCCAACGATGGACTTGGCGGGGCGCTTGCGTTCCCGGCTGGCGCGTTTGCCTCTGTCCATGGGGGAGCTCCTGGAATCGGATACGCGCCTGGGCCGGATTGGGCCGGATAGCCCATTGGGGACGTAGCAGCAGGAAACGATGAGACGCCGCCTGGCCCGCTGAGAAGGTTCCCAGGATTGCCTACGGGGCCCGCTGGCGGGTTTTGTGCGTCCACGGTGACGCTTGATCCTAGCGGATTTGATAGCGGCCCTGGAATGATCGGCCCCGAGGGTGAGCCTCCTGCATGTCGTGGCCCCCAATTGTGCTGCGGTGCACTGATCGAAAACATCGGATAGCCCATTGACGGGCCGCCAGGGGTCGCGCCTTGCATGCCCATCAATCCGCCGCCGGGTGGCGTGGAAGCCATATTCGGCAGATTGTCTGGGTAGCCTGATGCGCCGTAGGGCGCGCTTGCGCCGACGTTGGGCATGAGACTTCGCAGCCAATCATCCATTGTGGCCATTATTCGCCACCCATGCTAGCAACCAAAGGCCAACAATCCCCCCGCCACAATTTCTCGTCATCGCATTTCGTAATCGGTTCGCCTTTCAGGTAAGTTTCCACCGCCAATCGCGCTCGTGACCGGGTCGTGGGGCCAAATGACATTTCCTTGCCGACGCGGCCAAACCACCCCTGACCGGCGATAAGCATGGTCCAGCCGATCGCGGTATCTTTATACTGCAATTTATGGGTAATTTCGTTGCAGGCGATCCAGTTTGCCAGGTAGACCTTGTCGGCATGGGATTCATACCCCCTCAGCGCCTCTACAAAACCTTGATTTTGCTCATCATTTTTTTCGGTTTTTTTGGCGTCAGGTATCATTCCCTTTAAAACCGATTCATCCCCCCTCAAACGTCGATTTTCGGCGGTCTTTCGACAAGCTTCAGAGCAGAATTTTTTCTTCCGCCAAGGCGGAAATTGCTTCCCACAATTTGGGCATGTTTTCATGGCCTATTTGCCCCGTTTGCCGCCGTGGTAATGTTTTTGGCCTGGCGCTGCGCCCTTTCGTCGAGCGATTGCGCCGATCACGGCGCCGGGCACGCCTTCGGATTTCAGTTTCGCGGCTCGCCCGCCATGGCCTAGTTTCGTGCTTTTGCCATGGAATTTAGATGGCATCTTGCCCTTACCGAATGCTGTGGCCATTGGAGCCTCACGGTTTGCGTTCTTCAGTCTTGCGTGCGGGCGCGTCCGGCGCGGATTGCGCGAGTTCTCCTTCATGTATCATGACGCCGGAATTCCTCAATGCTTTCCAAAAGATAGCAGATTCTTCGGAGGTCAAATAACGTAGTTTTGGCCGGTCTTTTGGCCGATCTTCAGCGGTTTTGTAAACCGTGGGTCGGGGGTTCGAGTCCCTCAACCGGCACCAATTTTGGTTTGAATTATCAGTCATTTGCTTAGCCAGGCTTAGCATTAAACCGTTGGCCGTGTGCCGCCTAATGTGCCGTCGTCGTTATCTGGCGTTCTAAATAGCCAGTTCCAATGCGCCCCAACCCATAGCTCTGGACGAAACCTATCGCTTCCTGATGGGGGATATGCGAGGCGTGTCCCGTCCATTAGCTTGGCGACATGATCGCTGTGCAGAAACCGCCATTTTTTAGCATTGTCTCGCCACTCGATCACGCTGCTTTCGCCGGTTGCCACGTGTTTACGGTAGTTCGGGATTTAACGCCGCTCCAGGATCCTGGATGGTCCTATCGTGGGTTGTGCCTGTTCCGAGTGCTGTAACTGCGGCTGCGGCATTGGTCAAGACCGTGGCGATAGCCGCGGCGTTAGGAAGTGTGCCTGCGCCAGAACCGAGATTGGCTAAGGCCCTATTGACGACTTTGTTGACTTCCTCTTGGACTTGCGTGGCCGTCATCATTTGCGAGCCTCCTTCGGTGCGGGTGGCGCTACGCCGGGGATTTGCCGATTGGTTCGATCTTCGGGCGCGCGTTCGTCGTGATCGTCGACCCATTTGGCCGTACCGACTTTGGCAATTTCGTCCGATCGTCGACGTTGCTCCTCGGCCACGGTGTCAGGATCGCGTTCGCCGTCATCAAGCCGCTTGCCAGCAACGCCTATGGGGCGAGGATCATAATCCCTTGAGGGAGGCTGGATAGCTGGATCGTCGGGATGCCTGGCGGGCTTGTCGTGGTCTTTGGCGACGGGTGGATCGTTGTCGGGATGCTTTGTTGAGGCCATGGCGCAAACTCCATTCTGTCAAGAATCCTACCATCTGCCGCTTGTGCGCACAATGCGCCTCGCGGCCTGCAATTGGAGGTTTGTGCTTTCGCCGCGTAGGGCCTTGCGGATCATGCGTTCAGCCTTGTCTAGGGCGAGCTCATGGCCTTCGAGAAGCGCATCTTTAAGACAGGGATGCTGACTGACTATGGCTTTGAGCTCGCGGTAATCAAGTTTCAATTTTTTTGCGGCTACGGCGATGCTTCCGTTTGACCGGATCAAAATACGCTCGATAGCCTTTAAGTCGGTATTCACGCTGTTTGATCGCCAGGTGACGGAGAGCCCTGATTTTCGGGTTATGCCAGGCAGAGTAATCCATGCTTGCCATCACTCGGTCAATAGCGTCGTTTACCATGTGCGGGTTATGAGTCCGCCGATCTGGTCGATTGTCTAGCTGTGATCGGTACAATAATCCATCGCATCGCTGACAGGTCAATCGTTCGCCTAATAGGCGTAGGATGCGCGCTGTGCGGCCGCATGTTGGGCATACGAATAGGCTCCAAAATCCGCCGTTAGGGAATTTCAGCTGACCCATTCGAACCGTGAAAAAGCAGTCGCCAAGCATGAGCTCGACGACTGCGGTATCACGATTGACTCGATCTTCGCGTTGCAGGGTCACAGACGAGACGACTGGTAGGTCATCTCGCCGTGGCGCGTCTGATTTAGGTCCGCCGCGCTTGAGTTTCATTTAGATTCCGCCATTCCAGTCGTCTGGGCGTTTGCGGTCAGCCTGAATTATTTTGTATGTGCAGAAGGCCATGACGATTAGGAGGCCGATTAGGATTACAATTATGTTAGGCCGATGAAATTCAGTTGTCGCTGCGTCTAGAGCATTATGTGTCGTAGACATATCAGGCTCCTCCGATTGTCATTTTGGCAAGCAGTAGGGTGACAAGCCTGCCAGTCGACACAATCGATGAAATTCAGCTGTCGCTGCGTCTAAAGCATTACGCGTCCAAGCGGCGGTTCCATTAGGGCGCTCTTCAGGATGCTTGCGCATATAGCGATTGCCTGCGTCGGTAGCTGCGGCGCGGATTAAGGTGATCGTGAGTTCCTGTTTCATGGATTAAACTCCTCCGAATGTAGGGATGGCTTGGTCGAGCCAATCTTCTGATAAGTGCAACAGGCATTGGACGCACTCAGACTGAACCTCATGGGCGAGCTTGGCGGTATTTTGCCAGTCTGCGGCGCGTTTTAGATATTCTGCCCTGTCGACGCTTTCAGACCAATTGTAGGTGTTCAGGCAATTTGAAGCGTACCAATGATAACAGGCTGCGTTCTCCTGAGCTTCGATAGCGCGTGCGATCATGAGATCACGGCGGGTGACGATTTCGGAATCTAACATTTTCGTTTCCTTTATGATTAGAGTCCGTTGCGGTTAGTGCACAACAAACCCGCTTGTGTCCTGCTTGGCGCGATTGCCCTTTGGCGATAGGCCGATGATAAAGCCCTGCTTGTCGCGTGGGTCTAGATGACGCAAGTCCGATTGATCGCCATCGATAACCGGCCAGCCAAGATAGGTTTTTGGGAACTCGCCAGCGAACACGACAGCGACATTGCCACCCGCGTTCAACACGCGCACGCAATCCGCCCAATTGGTCTCGGAACGCGAGAATGTCAGGTGATAGTTTCGCGGGAGTTGCCCCGCTGCATGCGCCAAGGCGCGCCTAACGTTCTTTGTGTAGTCAACAAACTGGATATGAGGATAGGCCGCGAATACATTCACATAAGGCCGGCCATCCTCGCCGTAAACGTCGCGTATGCCCTCCCATGCAATGTCCGTTGCGCCGTTCAAGCGCACGCATAGCTTTAGCCCTTCACGTGCGGCCTTGCGTTCGGCGCGCAATATGCCAGCCTCCATTTCCGCTAGGAACGTGCCACGGTCCTGCATGAACAGCCTAGCCTTGTCCTGACGCGAGCGCCGCACGCTATTCAAGGCTGTATCTTCTTGGCCCTTAGGGACCACGCCAGCCTGCCCAGAATGCCATCCTAAGCACAGCGCGAGACATCCTGGCGACGCATGCGGGCACAGATTGCCGACGCCGGCCGTGCGCGCAGGCGCCATGTAATTGATTACGTTCAGGTACCCGTAGGAGCGGGCTTTGATTGCTTTGGCGCTATCGAGGCTAAAAAATTGGGTGAACCGGATCATAGTCGACTCCATTCGTTTCATTGTGTTCGTGGTTTCGAGCCAGAATCGCTCGTACTAGCCGTTCTTGAGCGGCTAGGGCTTGCGATCAAGCTTCGATTTTGGTCCAACCCTTAGGATATGTCTCACGGTAGATTTGCGCCACGCGGTTACCCATTTCGGCAATGATGAATTCACGTTGACGGTGTAATTCAGGGTGACGGCGCGCGACCTTCAGCAGGAATTGCAGCTGCTCGTTTGACATGCTTGGCAGCACGCGCTCATATTCGGTCTTGAGATTGAATTTGCCTTCACATCGGATTGTCATTTTCGTTTCCTTGGTTTGTCCAACGAGGATCATAGTGACCCAGTCATGTGTCCAAATCAAGGCAAATACATAGTGTTCGCCAAGTGCTGTGATCACGAATTGTTACAGCTGCGATTGATTTGTGATCGCCTTTATTCTGCCGCATCAAGCGCTTATGATTTTTGAATGGATGAGACAGGCCGTCGACAAGCGATTGAATCGGTTGCTCGAGCTTTGGAGTTTGGCGAGCCTGAGGCTGCGATTCATGCAATGGTTGGAATGTGTCAGAGCCATAGCCAATCGGCCGTTTCTGATCGTGAACAGCTGCGTTGGGAGACGTGTGAAGAGGCTTTACGAAAGGCTCTGAAGTCTGTTGAGGCCAGTCATGAGCTCACTCGCCTAGCCGGCGAACCGGTGCAATCCAAAGACGCCAGTCCAGAGGCTGAAGCGGTTAGCAAGCCGTGATTAACGATCGAACGTTCGCCTATTTCATGATGGTCATGTGCATTCTGTTGTGCATATTCAGTCTCTTCCGCACATACGTGAGCATCCATCAGTGGCTCATGAGCGGCTGAACAAGGCAGAACACGCGGCTTACATGAGGGAATGGCGCAAGGCGCATCGCAAGGATATCTGCCGATCATACGCAAGCGTGTATCTCAAACGAGGCTTGCTCAAACGCTTGCCCCGTAAGCTATGCGGCGCAACAGCCCAAATGCATCACCCAAACTACGATAAGCCGCTAGACGTCATATGGCTCTGCCGTAATCACCATACCGCGCTTCACGCCACGCTAGCCTAACGGCTAGCCCAAACCAAACCAATCACCAAAATCCGCGCCAAACCCTGCAAACCAAGGGGTTAGGCTCTCGGGGTTACACTCTCTTTTGGCGTGCTCGCATTGTGCGGCCGCGCAAGGTGTTCCACGTGGAACAGGTCCATGCCTAGCAGGTACGCAATAGGTCCGCAGCCGGACAAGCGCTAG